ATAAAGGTGACGTTCCTGTAAGTTTCAATACAATTCAGCAGGGAAATGATACTACTAATATCGCAATTGATGATAGTAATACGTTAGCAATGTTTGGTGGAGGTTCCTCAATAAATATGATTGAGCTAAACGGGTATATGTCGGTATAATGGCACAAGAAACATCTGCTGGTACATGGACTAGAAGTCACAAATTGATAAAGTTTGATGTGGCTGGAGATATTAAGGTACCTGAGAAATCTAGTGTATCCCAATCTCTTATGGGACAGATGATGTTCTGTAAGTATTATGAGGGTTTTGCTAATACTCTAATAGTAAAGATAACCTGTGTTGATACTAATGGACTTTTGGATAAGTTGCCTATAAGAACTGGAATGTCAGTTGAATTATCATTTTCACACGCAAGTTTGGATAAAGAGGAAGTTTATGAATTTAGTCAGGCAAACAATACTAATCTTATTATAGTCAATATTGATAATGGAACTCACTCAGACAAGAGACAAATGTACACTCTGACGTGCATTACTCCAACAACTCTTAATAATCATACGACAAGGGCATATAAAAGGTATGGTAGTAATATAGGTACAACAGTGGGGTTATTATTGAGTGAAGTGATGGGAGTTCCAGAGGATAGAATGCAGAAAGTAGAAAATACAGCAAATAAGTATGAGTTTTGTGCAAATTTCACAAGACCTATAAACCTTATCAATAGACTAGCAACAAAATCAGTATCAAAAGGAGGTAAACCAGATTCGGCTGAAAGAGGTCTATGTGGATTTATGTTCTTCGAGACTCAAAAAACTGGATATAACTTTAGGTCTGTAAAAGATATGATGGAGAAAGAATCTCCCTTCCCACCATACGTAAAAGTTGGTGCGAAAGATGCATTAGATAGTAATCCATTTACACTTTCTGCAACACCAAAATTCAACGAAAGTCAAGATCTCATCAAAAAACTCAGGACGGGTCAATTCCAATCTCATAATGTAGTGTATGATATAATGACTCGGAGTTTGACTGACAACATTTATAAATCGGAGACAGATGGTGAGGTTGCCAGTACAGTCGATGAAATTCCATCTCGTCGTATACTCAACGTACTTGATCGTGGCTCAACTACTGAAAAGGATGGTGAGTTAGCAGAACCAGTGGATAAAGTGGTTTGGAGACAATCACATGCTGCTGCACAGTATCAATTACTGTACTCTCAAATCCTTAATGTCACGATTCCCATGAACTTAAATCTTGAAGTTGGTATGACATTAAACTTCAAATTTCCCGACCTAAATACTGGCGAGGGCACCACACCTGGAGTCACACCTAGTTCTGGTAAATATCTTATCGCAAGATTATCACATGAGTTTGGTAATCCTTCAGGAGACTTTACAGGACTTACACTTGTTAGAGAACACTATCAACCTTACGAGGAATAATGAAATCAATCGAAGACCACATTGCTAAAGACAAAGAGATTCTTGCTAATCCTAAAACATCTGAACCAATGCGTCATCATACCGAAGAGGAGTTGCATGATCTAGAAGAATATGCAGAGCACCACAAGGATGAGATCAAAGCAGGGGATCATCATGACCCTAATGTCTTAGAAGTATTCTGCGACTTACATCCAGATGAACCAGAATGTTTAGTGTATGACGACTGATGGTACTTGAACAAGAGTCTATAAAATCGCAGCACCTTGGACAGGATGGTTTCTACTGGTTCATTGGACAAGTAGTCGTAGACTCTGCATGGAGAGATGAGAAAAATAAAGAAACAAACGAGTACGGATATAGAGCAAAGGTAAGAATAATAGGGAAGCATCCAGCAACTAATGATATACCGGATGATGAATTACCATGGGCACACTTCTTGTTACCACCCACAATGGGATCTGGAGTCAATCACTTTGGATTTAGTAATTTCATTCAAGGTGGAGAAACAGTTATTGGATTCTTCCTTGATGGTATAGAGGCACAGCAACCAGTTATATTTGGTTCTTTAGCACAACATAAGAATCTTGCAGAACGCATTTTATGGGATGATGTAAAAATTGCTGGTACATCAGAATTCCGCCCAATCATCGTTGATCGCTTCGTATCAGATGGTTATGGAACAACTACAAAGGTTGGTGGAAGTGATCAGACATTTAATGGTGGTACAATTCATAACAATAATGATCAGATTTTAGATAAGAATGGTAAGTATGTTGACACCATCGCTAAGATAGAGAACAATAAAGTAGTAAAATTAACCAAAGCAGCAGAGTGTAGTACGCCATCCAAAGCAATGAAAGATATGGGTGGAGCACTTGGTGATTTGATGGGAGTTTTACAAAAATTAGAAAAGACTAAAGCGGGGTACATAGATCCAGTATTAAATACGGTTGTAAATGTAGATAAGTTAGTTTCCTTCGCTGCTACTAAAATGGCAGGAAGTCTTGCTAATGTTATAGCAAATACTAGAACTAAGTTATTCAATAACATTGACAAAGCAATAGGTTCCTCTATGGATTTTCTTGATCCTAACTTCTTAGCAAAGCAAATAGGTATAGAAAAAGCAAAAGACGGTATCTATTGTCTACTACAAAATATAATGAAGGGATTAAAAAATCTCCTTACTAAAGCAATAAAGGGTTTGATTGGTAAGTTATTGAACTTCCCTTTATGTGCTATTGAATCTTTCCTATCAGGTATCTTAGGTAAGATAACAAATGATATACAGAAAGCAATCGCTCCATTGATGGCTGGTATCAAAGGTCTTATACCAAATATTGCTCTACCTGATTTTGGAGGTATGTTGGGTAAAGCATTAGGTGCTATTCAAGGTCTTATGAACCTTCTTGCTTGTGAAGGATCTGAGTGTAAGTTGGACTTAGATGTTGAGTTGAACAAAGGACAGAAAGAGAAGAAAAATATGGATTTTGCTAAGATGATTGGAATGACAAACCTTATCAAAAAGACAGATGAAGGTATTGATGGTATGATGGGAAATATTTTTCCTGGTATGACGGGAGATCCAGGACCTATGAGTGAAATGGAGAAGTTAGCAGGTCCTTGTAATCCATATGACCCTGAGACATGTCAACCACCTAGCGTAGAGTTCTTTGGTGGAGGTGGTATAGGTGCATTTGGTCAGGCAGTTGTTAATGAAATAGGACAAGTTGTAGGTGTAGATATGAGAGATCTAGGATTTGGATATAGTGAGGTTCCATACGTATCGTTTGTAGATAATTGTGACAATGGTAGGGGTGCCACTGGTATAGCAGTTATAGAGGACGAAAAAGTTGTAGAGGTCATTATGATAGAGACAGGTGATGGTTATCTTGGATCTGGTAGTGGAGGAGAAGAGGTGGTTGGTGTTATTGATGGTGCAGATATCATCAGTACAGGTACAGGATATCAAACAGGTGACACAGTATCAACATCAGATGGTTGTGTGATGACACCAGAGATAATTAATGGTAGAATAGTGGGACTAAAGGGATCTTGTCCAATGGGAGACACTTTATCTCCTCTTTCTGTGAAGACTTCTACTGGTTATGGTGCAGTTCTAAGACCTAGAACTAAATTCTTACCAGTAAAAGAGTACGAAACACCAAGTTTACCAAGTTCAAGCATCCTTACTGTAGTAGATTGTCCTAGAGGTGCATAATGTCAAAGAATAAAATACCACCTATAATTTTAGCTCATCCCCATGATGGTTCTCTAAGGATCGGTAGGGAAGATAAAGATGTATTGAGAAAAGCAGATTGTCAACTTAAAGCAGGATCAGATGCAACCTTACGCTTATTCAGAGATGGTGGTTGGGAACTAAGATCTAAAAGAGGTATTGAGACAGATAATGCTGGTTCCAATATAATACAGTCAGGTTCAGGACCTCTGAATATAAAAGTAGACGGAGACTTCAATATTGAATGTGGTGGTGAGTTCAATGTAAACGCTAAGAAGATAGTTATGACAGCAAATGACGCTGTAGATGGTAACATAAAACTAACTGCAAATCAGGATTTCTTTGCAGAAGCGAAGAAGACTGCTAAATTGAATGGTAGCAACGTTCAGGTTATTGCAACACAAAATCTTATATCAAGATCAGATGCTGCACATGTAATACAAGGAGGGTTTGTTCATGTACATGAATCTAACTCCAAGATCATACCACCATCACTCAAAGAATTCATTAGTAAAATACAAAAATGAATATACCAGATATTTTCTCAGGTAAAATCGTAATAGGACCTGAACCACATGTTGATCAATCAGTGAAGACTTTAGATGGTGACAAACCATTTGTAGGTACACTTGCTGCTTCAGGACCTGCGTTTATAGGTAAGCATGCAGGGGGTTTTGCCAAAGGAGTTCTCAATGTAGGAACGGATTTAGGAGGATTTTCGCCTGGTGTAAAAGGTAGGGCAGCACATATAGATGGAGATGTAAGAATCAATGGTGAACAAGGACCTGATCATGTTTATATTGACGGTAATGTATTTGTTACAGGGACTGTTGACTGCTTATCAACAGGAAGATTAGAAGCAAGACATGCTGTTGCTGACAGTCTACCTAAACCGTTTGACATGGTTCATCCTAGCAAAGGTGAGGGTCACAGACTCAGATATGCTTGTATTGAAGGTCCTGAGGTTGGTGTATATTTCAGAGGTAGAACACAGGATAATGAGATTGCTCTACCAGATTACTGGAAAGATCTCGTGGTAATTGATACTATCACGATTCAAACACAACCAGTTGGATCAGCACAAGATATTATAGTAAAGGAATGGGATGATAGTAAGATAACACTAGAAGGTGTCACTGATTGTTTCTATCATGTATACGGTGAGAGGAAGGACGTCAATCCACTTGTGGTAGAATATGAGGGAGAAACTTGGGAGGATTATCCAGACCCTAAGTATGACGATCCTAACTATTCAAGGTAGGATATATAAATACTGTAGTAATAATTTCTAGCAAAATGGCAGCAGAAGAGTATTCACCAAGTAAGGCAAAAATTAGATGTAAAGGTAAGATTCCACCCGATGGACTTATAAACCTTCCTGATGCTTGGGCTAACAAAGTAAAACCAGATTCAATAGTTGTGCAAGTAACACCTTATGGTGTTTGGCAAGAACTATACATTGAGGCAATTCTCTATGATGGTAGACAGGTTCAAATTAAAAATAACCTAGGTGCGAGCATCAATGGTCAGTACAACGCTATGGGAAACGTTAAAGACGGTGAGACTATAGAAGGCGGAAACGAATAATTGACATAAGTTGTCTTCTGCGTTATATTAGGGAGAACTACAAATCTCCCATGAACATTGAAGAATACGTCAGTAAAATCGAAGTAAACATCACTAAGGCATCTTTTAAGATCCATGGATGTGATGGTCAGGTGCAAACAATTGACTGTGATGATGCTGATCAATTTTGTTCAGTTCATACGATGTCAAAGAAAGCAGCTGCAATTGATGATGAGATAGAATTGTTATACATATCGTAAATCAATGTAGACATGATACAAAAATTAGTTAGTCAAATTCCAACATCAGATCTAGTAAAACTAGATATAAACCAATACTACACAAAGAAAGAGGTCAACAAACTGATTTCTGATGCAGTAGAGGAAGCGAGGAGGATTGATGAGGAGTCAATGCGTAAGCATAATAGGGATGCCACTGTCATTAGTATGATACTTGGTTTCACTACACTCGCACTTTTTGTTGACGGTCTACTAAGAGTGTTGGGTATTATACCACCATTCATGAACATCGATGTTGACATACTAGAGAAGATAGTGCAAAAAGTAGAGTCTGATATTTCACCTATTTTACAACGACTTCCCATAAGGTAATGGACAAAAACAAAAAGATCTATGATCAACGTCTTTTGGAAGAGGAAACTGAAGATGTAGAGGATGAGGACTATATTGTACTGATACACACAAAGTTCAACGACGATGGCTGCTAAATAGGTTGAAGGAATTGGTGTCAGGATTTATAGGTAATGCCGTTAAGTAGACTTGAAAATTTTCTAAAAAATATACAGGGTAATGTTCTATACGTTAATCCTGAAGAATTAGATGCGACTGATGATATAAGCAACACAGGTAATTCTAGAACTAGACCCTTTAAAACTATCCAGAGGGCATTACTTGAGTCTGCTAGATTTTCATATCAGTTAGGTAAAGATAACGATAAGTTTGATAAGACTACTATTGTAGTAGCACCAGGTATTCATTATATTGATAATAGACCAGGTTATCAGATCAACACTGCTGGAGCAGTTACTGATGTCAATGGTTCTGGTCAAGCAATAAATGAGTTCTCTATAGGTACAGAGTTTGATGTACAGAGCGATCAAAACGTTCTATTTCAATTCAACTCTGCACATGGTGGTGTCATCATGCCACGTGGTACATCCATCGTTGGTATGGATCTCAGAAAAACTAAGGTAAGACCTAAGTTTGTACCAGACCCAGCTAATACTAACATAGCAAACAGTGCGATCTTCAGAGTTACTGGTGGTTGTTACTTCAGAGAAGTCACAATATTTGATGGAGATCCAGCAGATAGAATATTCAAAGATTATACAACATCAGTATATCAACCAAACTATTCACATCATAAACTAACTGCATTTGAGTTTGCTGATGGTAAGAATGAGATAACTGGTAAGGGTCTAACTGACCTAGACATGTACTATGCTAAGTTGACACTGGCATTTGGTAACAGTTCTGGTCGTGCTATCCCATCATATCCTAGCAACACAGACTTTGAGAAGGTAACAGACGAATCAAGAATTGTTGGAGAATTATCTCAGGTAGGTGCAATCGAGATTGAGGACATATATTCAGGTGTAAACCCATCATCATCCACTGCTACTACAGTTGTATCAGTTGTAACTTCTGAACCACATGATTATAACGTAGGTACTCCAGTTATAATAAGAGGCGTAGCCGGTTCAGGTAATGTCAACGGTTTAGAGTATGATGGTGTTCATATTGTTACTCAGATACTGAGTGATACGTTGTTTACTTATAGTGTAACAACTGCACCAGCATCTACAGCAACACCAAACCTATCAGGGTTAGCTCCAACAGTTGCAATCGAGAGTGATTCAGTAGGTTCATCATCTCCATATATCTTCAACTGTTCTGTAAGATCAGTGTTTGGTATGAATGGACTTCATGCTGACGGTGCAAAAGCATCTGGATTCAAGTCAATGGTTGCTGCCCAGTTCACTGGTGTGTCACTAAACAAGGATGATAATGCATTTGTAAAGTATGACTCAGTATCTGGAACGTATAAAGACCAAACAACATTAGGAAGCTCAACCACACTTCACACTGACTCGTTTGCAATACACAAACCAACTCATGAGAGTTTTCATATCAAGGCATCTAATGATGCTGTATTGCAGTTAGTATCTACATTTGCTGTAGGTTGTGGTAAACACTTTATCTGTGAGTCAGGTGGTGACGCATCAATTACCAACTCAAACTCTAACTTCGGTGAGAAGGCACTAGGTGCTGATGGATTCAAGTTTGATGCGTTCAATAAAGACGATAAGGGATATGTTGTTAGTATACTACCAGCACAAAAGAACTATGCTAACGTAGTAAACTTCAACTGGTTGAAGATAGATGTAGAAGACACAGTCGGAGCAGCAAGTAATAAGTTATACATCAGAGGATATAAGAACAAGGATACAGTTCCTTCAGATAAAACCTCAATATTTACTGTTGGTAACAAGATTGGTGAGACACTAAACCTTACAATCGCTGGTATTACATCAACAGCAAATGTATTGATGACAGTTCCTAGTGGAGTAGGACCTTCTGGTCAAAAAGTTCACATGGTAGGTAGAGCTGCTGGAATCAATAGTATAACAAGTGACGTTATAACACTACAAGCAGATCATAACCTATTCCAAGGTGAGTCAATCAAGTTCTTCAGTGATACTGGATCGTTACCTGATGGTGTAGAACATAAGAAGATATATTATGCTATAACAGCATCACTTGCTGCTAATCAAATCAAAATAGCAACAACTAAGAATAATGCACTAGCAAATAATAACATTGCTGGCGTCAACAACCTTGGTGGTGAACTAACGGTCATCTCTGATGTGGTAAGTAAAGTGCCAGGTGATCCTGGTCACCCAATACAATGGGATGAGATTGGTTGGCACGTCAATGTGGACTCAGGTAATGAGTTACATACGTTTATAGTACAGAACCAGACTGGTATTACACCTGAAACAACTAATGTATTTGTCAAGAGACAGGTTGATAATAGAAGAGACTTAGAGAAGATATATCGAGCAACTTACATTATTCCTGAAGGAGCATCAAACGCTGCACCACCACAGAATGGTTATGTAATACAAGATAGTGGTGCTGTCATAGATGATGATAAGTTCCAGAATGATAATGTAGACCTTGCTAGTGATACAGATCTTAGAACAGATACTAATATCATTCATGCTTCATGGTCAAGTAACGTTGGTATAATCACATCTAAGTTCCCACATAGATTGAAGAGAGGTCAGACTGTACAAGTCAATAGACTAAGATCATCGAATAATAGTGGTGGTCTAGCAGATCAAGGATATAACGGTGTATTTGAAGTATTAGAAATCAATGATAAGAAAACATTTAGTATTGGTATAAGCACTAATCCTGGCGGTATTTCAACCATTACCACTGGCATACCATACACATTACATAATAATAATATTGTTGGATCTGGTCGTACGTTCTCTCCTTATTTTATAAGAAAAGATTATGGTAATGCATATCAAATATTCAATCACGAGGTCATTCAGGAACATAGAGCAGGTAGTCAGGATGGTATCTATAATCTAACTCTGCTATCTTACCATAATATTCCCGAAGTAGCACCGTTTGACATTGGGATAAACAGATTCCCGCAGAATATCAACGACCTAAGACCAAAATCAAATGTAGATAATCCAGTTGACGATCCAGAACCAACCAAGTCATATGCACTCAGAGGTACAATAGGTCAGGTAGAGGGTAGTGACCCTGCTCATAGTATTACAAAAGAAACCAGTCTTAATATAATAGAGGACACTGGTGTTGGTATTGGATTGACTGCTGCCAGTGTTTCAGGAACAGATGTCAGTATCTTTACAGAGGTTGACCATGGATTCAACGGTATATTGAATCTTGGTAACATAACTGGTGGTACACAGTATGGTACAAACTCTGGTTCAGCTGAGTTCTACTTCAGTGTAGATCTTGTTGGTGGTACAGGTAAAGGTGCAACTGCTGACGTAACTGTCGCTGCTGCTGCAACTATCACAGCAGTTGATCTAGTTGATTATGGTACAGGTTATACCATAGGCGATGTTCTTACTGTAAAGGGCGTACCATTCATTACACCAGGTGCTGACTGTCAGGTAACTGTCACCGGAATCGACAACAATGTAGGTGATATTATTCAGGTTGTTGGTGTTGGAAGTGATCAGTACAATGGTCTTAGTAGGATAACCAACATCACAGATCCAAATAAGGTGATGTTTGAGAGTAGTAATATCTCAGTTGGATCTACAGGTGGATACATGTACCACGTTGGTGTTGCAACTGCCATCAATAATATTGTACATGATACTATAAGTGGTATTGCTACGGTTACATTACATAGAGACATAGGACTAAGGCGTGGTGACGAGATTGTAATTTCAGGTAACACAGGCGATAGGACAGTATACAACGGAACATTCTCAGTTCAGGACAGGATTGGTTATGGATCATCAGTATCAGTCAAGATGGATGCTGGTACAACTCCTGCATTCCAAGTAGGACCTATAGCACATGGATCAGGAATTGGTTTACGAGGAAAGAATAGAGGTATATCAATATATGGTGGTACTACAACTAACCTAACATCAGGTCTTACTACCACAACTAATACATTATCAGTACAGAACCACGACAAGCTCAGAAGAGGCGACTACTTACAGATAGAGAATGAGATTGTTCGTATTACAAGTAATGCTACAACTTCTATAGCAAGGGGTGCACTAGGAACTAATGCTACATCACACCCTGCTTATGCTGCTGCGGTGAAGATCAAAGTATTACCGATGGAAGCAAGACGTCATAGTACGATCAGAGCATCAGGTCATACGTTTGAATATGTTGGTTTCGGTCCAGGTAATTACTCAACGTCCCTACCACAAACTCAAACCAGAGTTTTAGATGACAATGAGCAACTACTAGCACAAGCAACTACCTCTAGAGGTGGTACGATTGTGTACTCAGGTATGAACGACAAGGGTGAGTTCTTTGTTGGTAGGAAAAAGATAGATGCTATTACTGGTGAAGAGAAGTCAACTATCAGTGAGTTTGACTCCACTACAACCACTGCACTACCTAGCACACTGACACTAGATGAACTTACAGTCAACTCTAACTTCTATAGTTTAGGAAATACTGAGGTAGTTGACATTGAACTCAAAGGTAATAGGTCAGGTAATGTAGGTAATAGTGTAATCATCGGGGTGAATGGATCTAACCAGACTGCTCCTACATCATCTACAGATGAAGTTATAATCAACACAACGTACGATAAGGGTGGTTATCTTGGTTGGGTAAGAACATCAGATTCTAGTCAACCTTGGAAGAAGTTCAGCCCAATATCATACGATCACACTGACTCTTATTCATTTGATAGAGTTGCAGTTGGCATAGCTGAGAATACAAGTGGTAGAGTATTTGATGTAACAGGTGATGCAAGCATAGGTGGTAACATAATTGCCTCTGGTATTGGTACATTCCAAACTGGATTGGTTGCAGGAAGTGCACAAGTATCAGACTTGACTTCAGGTAGAGTGGTGTTCTCAGGACTCAATGGAGAACTACAAGATAGTTCATCTATGATATTTTCAGGTGCTACACTCACAGTCAATACCTTAGTAGTTCAGCAGAGTGCTACAGTCACACAAACATTACAGGCAGAACAGATTACATCTACGGATGATATCAACGCTGCCGATGACATCACAGCAGGTGGAACAGTTACCGCTTCTGACTTTGTTGGAAATGGTACTATACCTATCGGTGGTATCATAATGTGGTCTGGAACTGATGCTGGAGTTCCGGCAAACTGGGCTTTATGTGATGGTACAGGTGGTACACCTAATTTGATTGATAAGTTTATTGTTGGTAGAGGTAGTGCATATGCTGCTGACAGCACAGGTGGTAGTGCAAACGCAGTGACTGTATCTCACACTCACTCAACTACAGAGTCTGGACACGAGCATAATTATGCATTTGCTTCAAAAGATGGAAGCACCATTGGCAATAATTATTCTGGTAGTGGTATTAGTAATGTCACAGATAGAGGTAACATTTCTGAACTAGAACAGTCTGGAGGACCTGATGGTGACAGACTAGCAGCATACACTGCTGATACAGAATCAGTATCAACTGGACTATCCATTGATGCACAGGGTGTTAGTGGTACCAATGCTAACTTACCACCATATTATGCTATCGCTTACATCATGCGTATTAGCTGATAAATAAACATATCAAGGAGTTCTTTGTTAAATGGCGACTGTCAATAAGAAATTTGCGGTAGAAAAAGGTCTAGAGGTCGGAGATGACGCTCTAGTAGTTGATGCTGACAATAATAAGACTGGTATTGGTAAAACTGATCCAAAATACGGTCTAGACGTAGCAACGACTGCCAATTTCGATGGCGTTCTAACAGCAAATCAGGTTGGGATAGGTAGTACCCAGCCAAGTAAAGATGTAGATTTCAATAAAGATGTTATTATAAGAAAGAAATTATATGATGGCAATGAGGGTGCTGGTGCAAATAATAACGTTCTTATATCAGTTGGAACTGGTGTTTCATGGTCTGCTGGTGCTGACATACAGACAGACGCATCGGGATTACAAACACAGGTTCAGTATAAAAAATCCGACGGAAAATTTGGCGGTGCAGGGAATTTAGTATATGATGATACAAATAATAGAGTAGGTATTGGTAGTACTCAACCAGAGTATCTTTTAGACGTCAAGGGAGAGGTAATAATTGATGGAGTTCTTCGTGACTCTAATAATACTGTTGGTGCTGGTGGATCAGTGCTCGCAGCAGATAATAGTGGTAACACACAATGGGTTGGAGCTGGTGCTTCCACACTGAACATATACTATGTTGCAGAAGATGGAGACGACACTTCCGATGGTAAGACACTTTCAACAGCAAAGAGATCAGTTAAGGGTGCATGTGGAGTAGCAAAAGCAGGTGATACTATCAGAGTAGCAGGTGGTATATATCCAGAGAATAACCCAATCTTCGTACCAAGAAACGTATCAATAGATGGAGATGATCTAAGAAATACTCAGATCATGCCTTCAAACGTAGGACAGGATCTATTTGAAGTACATAATGGTGCTTTATTGCAGAATATGTCATTTGTTGGTGCAGCAAATACAGCAGCGATGGTAACATTCCCACCACAGGGTGTTGTCAACAATCATAGATGGAACAAGGATACAGGAACTCACACATATAATGGCGGAACAGTAGCCGATGCATTCACAGTGACGGGTGCGGGGACAAAAACAGTAACAAATGCGACTTATAATCCTTTGACTGGAGTTTTGGTACTAACAAGTGCAGGGCATGGACTTGATACTAGCAATACTATCACCATTGGAGTAGACAAACTGTCATTCACATGTGATGCTGACAATCATGCTACCAGCCACACATATCCAAGATCTGGAGATCCAGCACATAATACAGCACTTAATATAACAGCGTTCACAAGTGATACTATAACTGTCAATGTGGGTATAGTAAAGGGTGTAGATAGTATAAAAGTAGGACCTAACTGGCATGCTGGTAATGCATTGACACCTACAGCGATATTATACGATCCAACATCAGGTGTTACCACTGTGACGTCCGCAGGACATGGTCTAAACAATTCAAACAGTGTGGGCATAGTTACAAATACACTGAATTTCCAATGTGAGCAAGATAATTTTTCTACCAACCACCCATATCCTAGAGCATCAGACCCAATAGCTGGTATATTCACTGCTGTTACAGCACATACAACTGACACCATCACATTCAATGTTGGTGATGCTGGAAGTCATGCAAGAATAGCTGGTATTATCACTCAGTCTCCATATGTTAGAAACTGTACAAACTTTGTACCTGATAGCATCGGCATGAGGATAAATGGAGACCATACCAATGGCACTAAGTCAATGGTTGTTGATTCATATACACAGTACAACCAAGGTGGTATCGGTGTTACTATATCTAATGATGGTTATGCACAGTTAGTTTCAATATTCACCGTGTGTGATGAGTATGCAATTAGTTGTACATCAGGTGGACAGTGTGATCTCAACAACTCCAACGCATCATTTGGTACATTCGGATTAGTTGCATCAGGAATAGGTACAGTCACTCAGACAGGTATTCTTACAGCAACAGCACAAGAAGAAGATAACACAGTCACAGTATCTGGTATAACTGATAGACCATATTCAGGACAAGTATTTTATATTGGTGAGCAATTCAATGAAGTTATCAGACTCAACGTAACAAACGCAGGATCTGGTTATACTTCTGCAAACCCACCTGTTGTCACAATAGGTGCACCTTCCGGACCTAATGGGTCTAATGCGGAGGGTACAGCAGTCGTGAGTGGTTTTGGTAGTATAACTGCTGTAAACATGTTCGCTACTGGATCACAGTATAGATCCATTCCAACAGTTTCAATCGCTGCTGGATCAGGAGTTACTGCAACTGCTACTGCTGTAATTGAACCTAGTTATTTTACTATAAATAGTGCGACACCCGTAACTTCTGGTGTTTCTACTATAACTATTGATCAAACACTTCCTGCTAACGTGGGCGTTGGGTCAACAGTTCCATTCGCAAGACAATCTCTTATTCTTGCGTCATCATATACGTTTGAGTTTGTTGGTTCTGGACATACAATTCCAGCTGCATTACCTAGAAATGGTGGTGTTACCATTCCTGAAAATGAGACAGTATCTGAGTTTGGTGGTAGGGTAGTTTATACATCTACTGATGAGAGAGGAAACCTTAAGGTTGGTGATGGTTTCACTATCAATCAACAAACAGGAACTATATCTGGAGATGCTTTCAATAAGAGTATCCAAGCAACGCTTACCCCATTAATCATCGCTTTAGGAGGACAAATCTAAGATGGCTGCGATTCCATTAAATAAATTCAAGACTATTACACATACAGTGACAGACGCAGCAGTGGGTATTTACACTTGCCCTCCTGGCGTAGCGTCACTTGTAATATTCGGCAACGTATCAAACGTTGGACAAGGTTCATCTATAACATCATTTACTGTTAAACACAGTAGATCATCAATAGATACAGAAATTGTCAAAAACGCTAGAATCCCACATCAAGATGCTATGTCATTCATTGATGGACGTCTCGTTATGGAGACAGGCGATATCCTCAAAATTGAGGGGGATAACAATAACACTATGAAGTGTATTATTAGTATACTAGAGAACGCAAAGTAAGATGAGATTATTATCTGGGCGAGTTGGTGTAACATCATACGCTGGACTATCCACACACAGAAAACAGACACCAGGTCTTCCTGCTTTCCTTGGATTGGAAGAGGCAGAACCTAATCTTGGATTGCCGGATAATAACAACCAAGTGCTTTATGGTACTGTAGAGGGGGAAAGATTTTGGGGTGCACCGTCTGGAGCTCCTTCAGGTAGTGTTGATGGTATAGAAGTACAGAAAGATGAGATAACTCCAACTGGTTTTGCTGGTTCTATCACAAAACTAAACTTCAGGGGTAATGGTGTTACTGTCACTCAGATGAAGTTAGACTTGGGTGGTGGTATAGAGGTTGGTATTGCTACCATGCAAATCAACAAGTCCACTAATGATGTGATGGACGCTGATGGATTTACAAGAGCGACAGGTATAACAACATTTAAAGTAGGTGCTGGTCTATCATTCTTCCCAGAACCAGGTCAGACAGGTATTGTTAGTATATTTTCTGCTGCTGATGCCAGAACTAACATACAGAATGAAGATGGTACGTTCGGATTTGGTAATGTTGGTACGATAAGAGTTGGTGCTGGTTTGACTGTAAACCAAGTATCAGTGGGTATCGCCAGCATTCAGGTGAACGGACAGTTTGAGCATGTGAATGCGAGTGGTATTATAACATCAAGTCTTGGGTTCAAGGGAGATTTAGCCGGTGCAGGAGTAACAGCTACTGCTGGATTCACTGGCGATCTAACTGGAGACGTAATTGGAGATGTGACAGGAGATGTCACAGGCAATCTTACTGGAGACGTAACAGGTAGATTGACTGGAAACTTCAATTCTGCTGGTATATCTACCGCAAATCAATTCTTTAGTGATACAATACAAGCAACGGGTATTGTAACTACTTCTAAAGGATTCGTAGCACCCGTTGGTAGTTTCGGATTCTTAGGGTCACTCAACTCCGTTGGAGTATCTACTGTAGCATTTTTCAATGGAACAAATATTAATGTATCTGGTATTGCCACTGCTATTGGTGGTTTTGTGGCAGGAGTTGGTGGAGTCGGAGGATCTGGATTCACCGGAAGACTAACTGGGCACGTTACTGGTGACATAAACTCATCAGGTGTATCCACAGTAACTCAACTGTTTACTACCACAATCAATTCTAGTGGTATTATAACAGCATCACAATTCTTTGGAAATGGTGCAAACCTCACGGGTATTGATGCAACTGCGATCCAAACTGGTAACACAGTTGTACAGACAAACGCATCTAATATAGTAAATCAAATAAGTGGTGTACCAAGACTTACGATAGAGACTGCTGGTACGATAACTGCCGGAATCGCAACTGCTACCACATTCTCTGGTTCAGGAGCATCTCTTACAGATTTACCTGGCGGACAGATTACAGGAGCAATAGCAGCAGTTGATGGATCAGCACTTACTAATGTGATTGCTGATAAGATCGAATTGACTGCAACTAACACCACTGCTGCTGAACATTACATCACATTTGTAGATACTCTAACTGGTAATGAGGACTTGAGAACTGACACAGATCTCAAGTGGAACCCAGGCACAAATGTTCTTACTGCTGCCACATTCTCAGGTAATTCTACAGGTCTTACTGGTAATCCTGCTATAAGTGTGGGTGATGTTACGTTGAATGGTAATATGTTACCAGACGCAGACGCTACCAGAAACTTAGGTGCAGCAGGTACAAGATGGCAAAACGTATTTACTGCTGACATGCACTTCAGTAATGTGGGTGCAGGGGGTAACGAAGTTGATGGAACTGAAGGTAGTTGGACATTGCAGGAAGGTAAAGACGATATATACATGATAAACAAACTTTCGGGTAAAAAATATAAAATCAATCTAACCGAAGTATAAAAGAAGGACACCGCACAACTCCTAATAGTAGTGCTGATCTAGTAAAATAGATCTTTATATATAAATTAGAAAATCTTTTATACTATGGTTGACGTAAAAGTCTACGATGGTCTAATCAGCGAAGAAATGCAGAGTTCAATGTATGATTGGGCTCAAAGCGTAAGCTGGTATTGTAAATGGATAGGTATGACCCATTTACTAGACAAAAAAAAGCAACTGCATAGAACAGGAGTACCCAGAAAAGTTTCTATTCAGGAATATATTCCTGATATATCGGGTAGAAGTAGTAGTAAACATGTGTTAGGTGCTGAAACCTCAATAGAGGATATGATAGCACTATTCAGGTTCTCAATGTACAGGCACCCAATTGGGTGGAATAATGATAGCACACAAAGACATTGTAAGGAAGCATGGGATATATTTACGTCTATAAACAATCAATTATTTGATGGTAAAGCAACACTGGATGCTGGACTGAAGGAAGCGATAACTGGTTTATCAGGACCCAGTGGTTATTTTATGAACGGTAATTCATATTACGATAAGTATCATGTGAACAAGTCTGAGGCTGCTGGAGGATTCACCTGTTACCTGAATGGTCGTTCTACTGACCCTATGAAGAATGATAAGATAGGTCAGAGAAGTGGTCAAATGCACAAAGACACTGATCCAAGAGCAAAAGATGATGACCCATACTATACAATATTATTTGTATTGAATAAAGTATGGCATCCTGATTGGGGAGGAGAGATAACATATTATAATGAAGAGGATACAGGTGCTACACACTGGAAGCGTGGATATAATCTAGGATGGCCGGAAAAAGTGGTTGGTAATAAACCAGGTCGTATAATAGTATACAAACATAATACAACTCATATATCAGCACCACCAAGAATCACTGCTCCTGAAATCACGCAAAGACTAGCATTTAGAATCAAGGTAGTATAAATAAGTATAGAAATACTTACGGTATAATAACTTATGTCTAGGGCAAGAGAACTAGCCAAGGTTGGTGGAAAGAATCAACAAGTTGTGGCGGGTCTTTCCTCACACGTTGGTGTATCAACTTTTGCTTCTGATGTTTATATGTACAGTAACCTAGAAGTTACTGGTACTACTACCTTCAATGGAGGCACACTAACTTTAGGGGATGCAAACACTGATAATATTGTCTTTGGTGGTGAAGTCGATTCACATATTATTCCTGATGATGATGGCACATATAATTTAGGTTCAGCTACTAAAGAGTGGAACAACATTTTCATTGACGGTACTGCAAACATCGATGCACTACTGGCTGATACAGCAAAAATCGGAGACCTTACCGATAATAGGGTCGTAATCGCTGGAACTTCTGGGGAACTAGAGGACAGTGGAAATCTAACATTTGATGGGTCAATCCTTACAACTACTAACGTAGTGGTAACAGGAGACACAGATTTAGGAAATGCAACAAGTGATACTATAACAGCAACAGGTCGTTTTGATAGTGATATCGTACCAAGCACAGACAACGCTCGTGACTTAGGTGCTTCAGGTTTAGAATTCAAAGACTTATACCTTGATGGTACAGCAAACATTGACTCATTAGTCGCTGATACTGCTGATATCAATGGAGGAACTGTTGACGGTGCAGCAATCAATAGCACAACAATTGGTGCTTCTTCTCCAAGCACAGGTGCTTTTACTACTCTATCAGCAAATGGCAACGTTGATTTAGGAGATGCAACCAGTGATACTATAACAGCAACAGGTCGTTTTGATAGTGACTTGACTCCTAGCACAGATGGAGCAAGAGACTTAGGTGCTTCAGGTTTAGAATGGCAAGATTTATTCATAGATGGCACTGCAAAGATTGACACACTAACTGTTGACGAGAATGCAACAGTAGCTGGCACTCTAGATGTCAATAGTTCTCTACTAACAGTTGGTGTAGGTCTTACTGATGTTATAGTTCGTGGTGGTATGCGTGTTACTGGCATCATGTCAGTTGGTAATGGAACAGTAACAATTGATGAGACAACTGTAAAGACAGGAACATCTAACTTACACAACGTAGGTATTGAGATAGCAGGAATCAACGTTCTTGGTGCAGACACACCAATCGGGGAAAACGCTACCATTTTCAACAATGGTAATGCTACCTTCGCAGGAGAAGTAACCGCAGCGACTCTTGATATATCTGGTAATATAGACATTGATGGCACTACAAACTTAGATGCTGTTGATATAGATGGTGCTGTTGACATGGCATCTAATCTAACTCTAGCAGGTAATGCTGACTTCAACGGAAACTTAGATGTAGATGGTACTTCAAACTTAGATGCTGTTGACATAGACGGTGCTGTTGACATGGCATCTTCCCTAACTCTAGCAGGGAACGCTGATTTCAACGGAGACCTAGATGTAGATGGTACAACAAACTTAGATGTCGTTGACATTGATGGTGCTGTTGACATGGCATCTAATCTAACTCTAGCAGGTGACGCTGACTTCAACGGAAGTTTAGATGTAGATGGCACAACAAACTTAGATGCGACCAACGTGGTTGGAGCTCTATCAGTCACAGGTTCTGCTACAGTTGACAATGTTCAAATAAATGGAAATGAAGTTGATACTTCATCAGGCAACCTAACTCTAGACTCAGCATCTGGTAACACAGTAATTGATGACAACTTGACAGTTTCAGGTAACTTGACAGTCAATGGTACACAAACAGTCATTAATTCTACTACAGTTTCGATTGACGACAAGAACTTCCAAGTTGCTACAGGAGCTGCTGATGATGCAGCTGCGAATGGAGCAGGATTCACAGTTGACTCTGGAGACGGAGATAAAACATGGAACTTTGAAGCAACAGGCGATAACTGGGGTTCTTCAGAGAACATCAACTTAGCATCGGGTAAGGTACTAAAGGTCAACAATTCAGAGGTACTAAGTGCTTCTGCATTGAGTTCAAACATCACAGTTCCTGGTTCTACAATCAATATTGACGGTACCACAGACATTGGTGCTGCTATCGTTGATGCTGATGAGATTCTAATTGATGATGGTGGTGGAGGAACAAATAGACGTTCCGATATGAGTAGAGTAAAGACATACATATACGGAGCAACTTCTGGAGACGCTACCGCATCTTCAGCTGGAGCAATTACTCTTGCTGCTTCAGGTGTATCTGCGAATACTTACGGTTCAGCAACTGCGATTCCAATTATAACAGTTGACGCCAAAGGTCGTATAACTACTGCTTCAACAACAGCAGTGGACAGCACATTGATTGCTACCCTGAACACATCGGTTGCTACAACTGATACAGGCAGTAATGGTACTATAACAGGTACATGTGATGGTACAACAGTCTACGTTGCTACTACAGGACAAGTAGATATCACCGGAAACTTAGACGTTTCTTCAGGTGTCGATGTCAGTGGTAACATAACTGTCACTGGTACAGTGGACGGTAGAGACGTAGCATCAGATGGATCAAAATTAGACGGAATTGAGAGTGGGTCTACCGCAGATCAGACAGCATCAGAAATCTTGACACTTATCAAGACTGTTGATGGATCTGGATCTGGTTTAGACGCTGATACTCTTGATGGTATTAGTTCTGCTTCTTTCTTAAGATCAGATACTTCCGATACATTCAGTGGTACGTTGACAGTTTCAGGTAATATATTACCAAACGCTAACGGTACTCGTGATTTGGGAGCAAGTGGAACTCGTTGGGCAAACGTCTACAGTTCTGACTTAGACTTATCCAACGAAGCCAAGGGTGGAAACACCGTTGATGGCTCTTGGGGTTCTTACCTCATTGAAGAGGGAGAATCAAACCTTTATCTTACCAACAGAAGAAGTGGTAAGAAATACAAGTTCATGCTAGAAGAAGTCTAGTATTTACCACCTAAATAGTAACACAAGGAGATTAGAAATCAATGGCTCTATACGGTACAGGGTCAAACGTAAACCAAACTACCGACGTCAGTGCCGGTAACTACGGTTCAGCATCAGCAGTTCCGATAATTACGGTTGACTCAGACAAAAGAATAAGTGCAATAAACACAGCATCTATAGTTTTAGATGCGACAGTCAACGCTAACGCTAGTGTTGGTGATGTTGGTACTTACGCATTCTTACAACAATCAGGTACAGAAAACTCAGCAACTAACCCCGGCTCAACAGTAGCAGGGTCATCACTACGTTATAGTGATGCAACAGGAAGAAAATCAAACTCAGCACCTTCGGGTAACTGGCGTTGCATGGGTTATGATTCAGGTGCTGCACTCGTGAACTCAGGTTCAGGTACTGGTTCTGGTTCAGGTTCTGGTAACGTATCTGCTAACGCTGACGGAAACTTATCACTACAAGGTGGTAACGTAGAAGGTAATACTTCACTTGCTTCGGGTAATATCCATGGTAACTTACAAGGTAACTTGCAAGGTGGTAATGTACAGGGAAACACAAACACAAACGTTGCAGGAAACATTCAAGGTGGTAAAGGTGGTTCATATAACGTGAACAGAGGAGTTCCAACTGACCATTTAGCAGTTGGTGGTTCTGTAAACGTTGGTGGAGAAAACGTAGGTGTTGGTGGTAACGTAGCAACTGACCATTTAGCAGTTGCTGGTAATATACCAACGGATAACTTGACAATCAACGGTACAGCTTCTGTAAACGTCACAGTGAACTCAGTCACAGTCAACACGACTGTTGCTTACAGTTCTACTTTATGGTTACGTTACTCATAAATAATACGGAGGCATAAAAACAAATGGCAACTAACTACGAAATAGCAGCAGCAAGAAACCCTAAGTGGTCAAATCCTGAGAAGAACATGATTGACTTAGAAGTTGATTTTGCTCCTCTTGATGAAGATTGGGTTCCTTATACTTGTTCTCCAACTGACGTTGTAGATCATTCAAGAACATTATATACAAACGCTCTAGCAGGGCAATATGGTACTATATCAGACTATGAACACCATGTATTATGGACACCATACTACGAAGATAGTATTGAAGTTTCGACTGAAGGTTTAGTGCAGTTACTACTTGAGAAAGGAGTATTATCTGATGATGAAGTTGATAGTATATTGATAGAGAAAACAGACCATGTAGGATATTATCGTACCACAACTGACGGTACAGACAAGCAATGGGGTGGTGGAATGGCGTAACGTTGCGTCTTCTTTTTTATTATGGCACAACAATCTGATAAATGGCATCATACGATGGCGAGGTATTTGGGTCAAAACCCTGATACCTCGTTTTTATTTGGTATAATACCTGGCGTATGTCGTGAAGCGATAGGACGTACAGACTTTCTCTATACCAACCAGCAAGCATTTAGTAGTGATAAAGTATATACATGGTCGAGACATCATCATAATAAGATAAACAGTAATAGATTTACCAAAGTACAGAGTTATTATGGTACTGCACCATTTTTGTGGGAGTTAGGTAGAAATGCGATTCACCAGCAGGACAGCCCAGCAGGATCGTTATTTTTTCTTCCAAGAGACGATCAAGTTACTATAAGAGACGAGTCTTATAAAGAAGTAGAACAACTATTACATGACGCACCTAAACCTGTAACCGTCCTGCTGCCATGGCGTAAGTGTGATATATGGAAACAATGGGAGTTTATTACCATACCAGAGGATTATAATGTAATACAAATGAGTAATCCTATAACACGACAAGATATACTCACCAAGTTATTTCTTCAGCACCAGCATATTTACATCCCATGGCCAGGCACTGACATATATTATGCAGAGTTTTTACATAAAGACGTGATAATATACGATAAGTTAGAACAATATAGAACTAAGACAAGGGATGAGATGGATCGGGAAATGGAGGTGGTATTGAATCATCTCAAATGGGGATATGATTATCTTACCAAGAAGCAAAAAGATTTCTTTGAATGGACTACCTGCTGGGCTGACATTGACTCAGGCGACAGATCACACATGGTCACAACATTTCTAGGTCTTGATGTAATAAAGAGTCCTATGGTACTGTTCAATGACTTACAAGAGCATGGTTTGTTAGAACCGGATCGAGTTTTTCACCAGCAGGAAACTTGGGAACAAGCGTACGAGTGGATATTATCACATAAACCATCAGGTTATAGTACAACAAGTAAAGGTAATGCTATGTTTGAGTTACTCTAATCTAAAAAATTATCACCTGCACCACGGTCATCAATATATTTGTTCGCTCTAGGTTTACCAAAGAACAACTTATGGTATTTTACACCCCACTTCTTAAGTTGTGCTTCTGTTCTTGACCTGCAATGATAATCTGCTTCTGCTTGCTGAGCTATAATGTCCTGCGGATACCTTGAGGTACTATGAATGAATCCTCTTGCTGTCATAAGATATATTGTATAACCTTTATCATACCATTCATTGACTTTTGATATTCTATCCATACGAGGAACAGCAGTCCATGGACTACCATCATGCTGCTCAGTCAGTGTACCATCAATATCAATACAGTAAATGTCATCTCTATTCTCAGTTATATCATTATAAGTAGTGCCATCACGTGACTCAACATTATGAGGCAACAAAGGTAGTTCCCATCCGCCCGCAGCTATCATCATGTATATTGTCGACAAAGCATTTATTTCAAACTCATGGTAATATAATGAGTTTATTACTATAGTATCTAATGTTGGGTGTTGTTCAGGTGCAATAAGCAGGACTGGAATTCCGATCCGTTCTAATGCTAATACCATGGGACTGTTGACACGACAACTAATACCTATAATAAGATCAGCATTAGTACTAGCATAATCTAACCAATTCTTCTTCCAATCTCCATCCCCGCCAAGTGCAGTTTGATTCACACTATCAGGAGCAAAACAAAATTTGTGGGTGTGACGATAGATGTCACTTGCCATATGTTGAGCAATCGCAAGATTACCGCCATTACCTATCAAGGCAATACGATTTGATTTTTTTAGATACTCTGCTCCTAGTTGGATTCCTTTTGCATTTGTAGCAACCATTCTACCTCTTGTATGTGCCATGTACGATCAACTGCCCTTATCTTACCACATTTTAGGTCAAAAGGCACTACATCATATTTACCACAGAAACCTATGGTATCCAATCCTTTCCAATACTTCACAAATGTCATGTCGAGATCAGGAAATGATCTAATTGCATCTATACTATAAAGATACAATCCTAATTGAGTGACTACGTTGTCACATATCACATCACATTTTCTCTGCATGTGTGTGACTCTATTATTATTTACTATCATTTTTACAACATCTTCATCATCTATCTCTCCATCTTCCAACATTCGTGATGACTGTAGCACATCAATATTATTAGTGATACCATATTCTATCATTTCGTCTAACCATACAGGTTTCGTCAATGGTTCGTCTCCTTGAATATTGAAAACATAATCAGCGTGTAAATTTTGTGCTACCTCTGCAACTCTATGCGTACATGTATAATGTTTACCAGTAATCACACCTGTATATCCTGATTTATCTACAAGATCACAGATAATATCGTCTTCAGTTGCAATTAGAATTTCGTCTATAAATTTTGATTGCTTTACTATATCTGCTACCATCAATACCATTTCTCTACCATTGATCTTGGCAAGTGGTTTGCCAGGAAATCTACCAGAGGACATTCGTGCAGGGATAACTGCTGTGATTCGTTTTTGATTGAAACTCATGGTTTTATTTTAGCATCAAGACGGACATCTTTCAACTGTCTCACAGATATATATTCTTCGGCAATACGTCTCATTTGTGACCATTTATCATAAACTTTTTCATTCGTCAAATCCCAGTCAGGGTGTGTGTGTTCTTGTGGCAATGCTACCTCACAACCAAAGATATCATAGTCAGGTTTGTCGAGATTGAAATACTCATATGGTATTTTGAGTTCTCTCAATCTGTACTCTAAATTTCTACCTTCATTTACTATGTCATCAAGATGTAACCACACCAAGTCTCTATGTTTTACATAAGCATCAAACAAATCTTTGAATACTTTCGGTCTACCTGTCATCTTGAATGCTCTCTTTCCCGCTAATTTTTTATCAAATGCTGCTAATTTACTAATCATACTATCAAGAACATCTTCTTTATAAGGTACGAAATTATTACTTTCACCTACCCATTTTAGTGCATCACCATGAGGAGCAACTCTCTTACCATTGACGCACTCACGTTGAGTTGGAATACCAAGAAATGGAAGAGGTGTCATTCCCATTTTTACATCATCAAAATCGTTTATAATATGAACCCAATCATTATCGTCAAACATTCTTTTATTGAATGAGGGTAGGAATTTGAAATGCTTATCGTCTTTATGTTGTGCGTATGGCATTACATCTACTGGTTTTATCAAATCTCTTTGTTTAGGTGGTCTATCATCAATATAATTGTAGCACTCTCCATATTCATAAACAGTTCTGTTCATTGGTTTCGTGCTTTTTTGTTTCTTTCTCGTTTGTATATTTCCCTCTTCATCTTTATAATATAATGTTTCATACTCTATATCTCCCTCATATCGTAAAACATTACATGAGTGACCAGACTCATTGAAATGTATTGATGACATACATGATGCTCTATGTATCATATTCATGTGGAACTTGCCAGAGTTGAATGCACCCCAATAGATATTTCTCATTTGTAGATATATTCCTTCAACTTATTTGCAATGACTTGATGACCTTTTGTTGTAGGGTGTTCGCCATAAGTCCACATATCAGGATTATCGATTTCCCAGAAATCGTCTCCCATAAGCATATCTTTGTTCTTACATAGTTTACGATATTGTGAGTAAGTATTATTTGCTCGTCCAATTTTCCAGAACAAATAAGGTATCTTTCGTGATTCAAGATAGTTTTCCATAGCGTAAACATTTTTCCACAAGTTTCTAATACCTAATTCATTTGTATATATTTTATCGTAATAAAATTTCGTGATCTTGTCAAGTGCTTTGCCGGGTCTTATACTTATCCACTTTCCTGATCTCCACATACTAAATCGTGTATTCATCGTAAACTGTATAACAACAAAATCACATTCGTTATTCTCTAACCAGTTTATTGCTCTATCTACTATCAGGTCATTACATTGACCCCCTCGTCCTATATTTGTAACATCATCAGATAGAAATGAAGAGTATCTATCGTCTATATTTTCTAGGTCAGCACCATAAGTAAAACTGCACCCATTACAAAAGATTTTCATAGTGTGTAAATACTAATACTATCTATACTTCGTGTGAATATTCTATCACAAAAGAATACTAAAACACTATGGCACATGGCATTTACCATTCCCGATATTGATGAGGGCATTCGTTGGTATTGTGATGTGTTGGGTTGTTTATTTTGCCAACGCTTCACTATATCAACAGAGGATAATGGTAGGTCTAGCGGTTTCATAATGTCAATGGCAGGGCATCACATATCTGTCTTAGAGGGTGCAACATCAGTTCCACAACCTAACTCAAGATTACCAAGACACAACGGTCTAGTATTCTTAGATAGACAGGAATATTTTGATCTTATCAATCATTGTAAGGCACACTCAGAGATCAATGTAATTGATTCTAAGTACAATTTCCTCATACCTAAAAAGATTAGACCAGAAGAAGCACACTTGCATGGTCAGAATGTAAGATGTCACAGAACCACGATAAAAGACCCCTTTGACAATTGGATAGAGTTCAAGTATTATTCATATGAGAATGAGATACATTCACAAAATTTAGATCAAATAAAGAAATGAGTCAAACTAATTTCCGTCAATGGAATCAACAACCAACTGAAATGTTTGACAAGAAATGGCAAACAGGAATGTGTGTTGAGTTCGGTCAAGAGCATAAACCTGAATATGGAATAATACGTCTCAACATGGGTTGTAGTATGAGTATATTAGTAGCATGTGGTTCTGGTGGAGAAGAAAGACCTAAACGTGATGTGCATGTAATCATAACACCTGTTATAAGATTGGTAGAATGTGATGTTAGTAAACTACCAGACAGTATCAGGTATTGTAAACATGACCAACGTATTGTAGATAATGAAGAACTAGCAATATCACACACAATAGAAAAAAGAGAAGAGGTCATATCATACTAATGTGCCAATAATAATATTGTCACACATATGGTAGATTACCATTTGTATTTGCTATACTAATAGCATAACGAATCAAATACAAATGACTGTCAACATCGAAATCAAAGGCAATCTTGCTAAACTACTCGCAACAGAGAATTTGTTGATCGAGCATAAGAAGGTAGATACAGCATCATTTGATGTTGAGCGTAGAGTTCTTACACTACCACAATGGAAAATCGATAGTGACTATGTATATGACATGCTCGTAGCACACGAGGTTGGTCATGCACTTCATACACCTAACCGTAACTTTACTATAGAGGAAAAATATAAAGGTTTACCATTTGATTATGTCAATGTGGTAGAGGATGCAAGAATAGAGAAACTAATGAAACAGAGATTTGCAGGTCTCAATAAAGATTTCTACAAAGGATACGAGGAATTACATGCTATTGACTTCTTTCAAATAGAAAATCAAGAAATCAATGATTTGAAACTTATTGACAGAGTCAATCTATATTTCAAAGTTGGTGCATATCTTTGTATTGATTTTACTGACGAGGAGAATCAACTTATTACAGAGATCTCTCAAGCAGAAACATTCGATGAGGTTCTTGATCTATCTCTCAAAATGTACAAGATGGGTAAAGAACAAAAAGAAACTATCGAACAATTATTATCATCAAAGTTGGGTCAAGAGGGTATGAATGGAATACCAATGAATATGGACTCTGATTCTAATAATGACTCTGATGAGACTCAAGATGATGAAAATGGTCAGGTACAAACACCCTCTAACGATGCTGAAAATGGCGAGGAATCAACTGTATCAAACAAGTCTCAAGGAGAGACACCAGTAGAGGACGAGGACTTAGATGAGGAAACACATGGTCTTCAAAAGAAAGCAGGGAATCATAACGACTTAGACGTATCATCTACCCAGAAATCATTTGATGGTAATGTTCAATCACTCAACAACCAAGATGCAAGAGAAACTAATTATGTCACTATACCAGAATTGAATCTTGATACAGTAGAGGTCACATTTGATGTTATCAAAAATGCACTTCACAAACATTTCATTGATAAAGATGAAGAGCAAGATACAAATAGTGAGAAATACTTCACAGAGCAAGTTGACATACAACTCACAAGATATAATGAGCATAAGAACAAGTCACGCAAAGATGTCAACAACCTAGTCAAAGAGTTTGAAATGAAGAAATCAGCAGACTCATATTCTAGACAGGCAACAGCAAGAACAGGTATGCTTGACATGAACAAGTTACACACATACAAGTATAACGAGGACATATTCAAGAAAGTAACAACAATTCCAGAGGGCAAGAATCATGGTCTTATGTTCTTACTTGACTGGTCTGGTTCTATGCACTATCAGTTGAATGATACAGTAAAACAACTATTCAATCTAGTATGGTTCTGTCGTAAGGTCAGCATACCATTTGAAGTATATGCCTTTACAAATGATTCACACAGACTGAACCCACATACTAGGATAGATGAGCGTGGTTATGAAACTTATGAAACACATCAAATAGAGAAAATGGGAGACTTATTTGTAGAGGGTTCATTCCGTATGGTAAACATACTATCATCTACTCAAAGAGGTAGAGACTTAGATGATATGATGAAGTTGCTATGGTTACAGACTCATGCTATCTCAGGTCATTATTACAGACCACTATCAAACTTCAATCTAAGTGGTACACCATTGAATGAAGCAATTATAGCAAGTGGTCAGATTATCAAACGACTCATCAAGAGAGAATCACTACAAAAATGTCATTGCGTAATTCTAACTGATGGCGAGGGGTTTCACTCTAATCACTTGACATATGGTTCTAACTGGGATGGAGAGAAAAGAGTAGTTGATACGTCCAGAACAGTTGCAAGATCAGTATGTCCACAAGAGACCATAATAAGGCAAGGCACTAAGACTTTCACAGGTGGTCAGAATGAGTCAGAGTTTACATGTGCCTTAGTCAAAGCAATCAAAGCAGATTTACCTAACGTATCATTCTTAGGTATTAGAATCTTAGAAAGAGATTACTTTAGTTTCTACATGAGATATGCAAGAAAAGCATTTGATACTTTCGAGGAAATGAAGAAACAAAACAAAAAGAATGGACTAATTGATTTTACTACAGATACTTTCGATCATTGGTTCTGTTTATCATCTAATAAGTTACAGGCAAGTGATGAGTTAGAGGTCAAAGAGGGTGCTGTAAAGCGTGACATATCAACCGCTTTCAAGAGAATGAACAGAGGTAAAAAGACCAACAGAGTTATGGTTAGACAGTTCATAGATCAAATTGCATAGTGTGACAGTTGAAATTAGTGGCACAACATATTGTTATGTCACTTTCCTTATAGTATAATAGAATCATAAACAAAGGAGATTTATGCCTACCACTTACGACAGTAACTTTCACATTGACAACATTGTGGAACAATATGGTAAGAAACTTGACTCTGATATGGTAAAGGCATATTGTGATGCTAACCCTATCGGTTATCAAACTATTACTAAATTCTTGAACAAGTACAAGACAAAACGTGGTCATTGGAATATTACCACGTCTCAAGCAAAGGCAAAACTTGAGCAAACATTCAATGAACCAACATTTGTACAAGAACCAGTCTCAGTACCTACAAATGTAGGACTAGGCAAAACTACTATTGATATAGAAAACCTAGTACCTCAGAAAGACCCAACTTTTGTTAGGTTCGGTCAGTTTCCTGATCTCAAGAAAGTGATCTCATCTAAACTATTCTATCCTGTATTCATTACAGGTATGTCTGGTAACGGTAAAACATTCGGTGTTGAGCAAGCATGTGCTGATACTGGTAGAGAACTAATCAGAGTCAATATCACAGTTGAGACTGATGAGGACGATTTGATCGGTGGTTTCAGACTTGTGAATGGTCAAACAGTATGGCATAACGGTGCTGTTATCGAAGCACTAGAGCGTGGTGCTATCTTATTACTTGATGAGATTGACTTAGCATCTAACAAGATCATGTGCCTACAGTCCATACTAGAGGGTAAGGGAGTATTTCTCAAAAAGATTGGAGAGTATGTTCAACCTAAAGATGGTTTCAATGTCATTGCTACTGCTAACACAAAGGGTAAGGGTAGTGATGATGGTAGGTTCATAGGAACTAACGTACTCAATGAAGCATTTCTTGAGAGATTCCCAATTACATTTGAGCAAGAGTATCCTACAGTTCAGACTGAAATCAAGATACTCAAGGCACTATCAGAGTCACTCAAGATTCCAATGATAGGAGAGCATGAGACATTCATCAAACATCTATGTGACTGGTCAGACATAGTTCGCAGAACATTCAAAGAGGGTGGAGTTGATGAGATTATCTCAACTAGACGTCTCACACACATTATCAGAGCGTACTCTATTTTTGGTAACAAAGAGAAATCAGTCAACATATGTCTCAATAGATTTGATGATGAAACTAAGGAGTCATTCTGGAGTCTATATACTAAACTAGATGATACTGTACAAACTGATACAGATAATACAAATGAATGATGAAGACATAGTGTTTATCCCTGATGAGTCACTTGACATACAGTTCACACCTGATGTCAAGTATACCTCAGAGGAAATCCAAGAGTTTATGGAATTGTTGGAAGATTGAATTGTTACCATTTCGTAACATTACTTGATTACTGAAACAGATCAAGTATAATGGACACATAGGCAGACATGTCGTAAGTCCTATAATCACAATACGCATAATACAAATCATTATGAAAATCACAGGGTCAAGTGCAATCGCTGAAGTAAACTTCAAAGATGATTCTAATGTAGGTATCATTTTCACTTCTCAAAACAAAGAGTACATGTTCAAGGCAACTGACATAGACTTAGTTACAAGAGAAGTTACAACAGCAAACTCTGACAAGAATCAATCTGTAGGTAGATTGATAAATGGTTACAAGAGATCTGGACAACTATCAGAAGTATAGTTCCAGTAGGTACAACTGAATAATACTATACACCTTATTACCCCTGACTTCAGTTAGGGGTTTCTCTTTTCATATGCCATTTATCATCATAGGTTCAACCCTATTCTTTACATACACATACTACCTACTCAGGAAGTATAACCCACATCAATAACTTTATAATGAACAACATACCATTCTACGAATTTCCAGACTTTCCAATTCTTTATATTGGTTTCTTTGGTATATTATTCACACTTGTGCTATTATACTTTGTAAACAGAGCATACTTTGAGAGTCCTCTAAACATGGATATATTTCAAGATAAAGAGGAAAAATGACTCATATTATAAAGGAAGCATGGATAGGGAACTACATCACATATGATGATGTTATTCACAATAGAGATATTGACCCCTATGCTGACTCTTCATTCAAACCTATCAAAGACCTATCATCAAAGCGTAAGGGTAGATTCTTTGAAGTACTCACAGAGGAATATTGTGAGAATTTAGGATTGACAGTATCTAAACCACAGAACACCGATCATGATACTATTATCAATGGTAAGAAAGTTGAGATCAAGGGTTCTTTTAGATGGGTAGTTGATGGTCAACTCAAAAACTACCGTTGGCAACAGATTAGACCATCACAAGACTACGAGGTTATGATCTTCTTAGCACTAGACCCTGATAATATTAGATTCTATGGTGCTAATAAGAAAGAGGTTGCTGATTTTGTGACAATACAGGACGAAAATGGCAACTTTCCATATAATCAACATGGTGGGATGACAGTCAACTCAGGTTGTTTTAGAATTGACGGATATCCTAAAGACTTTCCATTTATGAGATCAATTACGGAGTTTTTATGAATAGAAACACCATTGCCAATACAGACTGTTTACAATTCCTGAGAACACTACCTGACAAGTCAGTTGATCTCGTACTAACTGACCCCCCATACTTCATAGGTTTTGATGGTGGTAAGGGTTGGGATTCAACATGGAATAGTAATGAGGAGTATATCTTATGGTGTATGGAGTGGACTAGAGAATGTATTAGAGTTCTGAAAGATGAGAGAATGTTGGTAGTCTGGGGAACTCTCAAAACTGAAGCATTTCTACTTTATAAGATAGAACTCAATAAAACTCAAGGCATCACATCACAAAACGAGATAATCTGGTCTTATAATTGGGGTGGTAGATCTCCCAATAACTTTGCTCGTAAGCATGAGTACGCATGGTGCTATTCAAAAGGAGATCAGTTTCTATTCAATGCTGATGATGTCAGAGTTGAGAGAAAGGTCACTAAGAACATGAGAACAGGTCAGGACTATACTAAGGGAACTATACCCACATGTATATGGGAGAAGAACAACCACACCACATCTAAGGACTATTGTGGTTGGCATGCTACAACTAAGAACCTAGAAATCTTAGAGCGTATCATAAGAGCATACACCAACGAAAATGATGTTGTTCTTGACTGTTTCATGGGTAGTGGTTCAACTGCAATAGCATCTAAGTTATGCAATAGAGATTACATAGGGTGTGAAAGGGATAAAGAATATCATAATAAACTTATTGATAGAGTCAATAGTTATGATAGAATAAACACACTATCATCAATATTATGAAAGACATAGTACTTTATGGAGACTGTAGAGAAACCATAAAAAAGATTTCTTCACCCATTCAAATGTGTGTTACTTCTCCCCCTTACTATGGACTAAGGGATTATGGTGGAGAAGAGTCACAAATAGGACAAGAACAGAGTCCAGAAGAGTATATTGATCAGTTAGTAAAAGTATTCAGAGAAGTCAAAGATAAACTAAATGATGATGGCACTCTATGGGTAAACATAGGAGACTCTTACTATAACTATAGACCTAGTAAAGGTAAATCATATGTAAAACAAACTCTTAGTAAGACTAAGCAAGATTTACCAGACTATAGTAGCAAGAGAAATAATAAACTATCAAATCTCAAAGAGAAAGACTTGATAGGCATACCATTTATGCTTGCCTTTGCACTAAGGAATGATGGGTGGTATCTTAGACAGGATATTATATGGCATAAACCTAATCCAATGCCAGAGTCAGTAAAGGATAGATGTACTAAATCACATGAGTATATCTTTTTATTATCAAAGAACAAAAAGTATTACTACGACAATGAAGCAATCAAAGAACCCGCAAAAGACTGGGGAACAAGAGACCGCACTAAAGGTAAGTACCATAATACTGGTAGTGGGTTATCTCCTCATAGTGGTTTATCCAAGTCTTATGACAGGAAAAATAAGCGTGATGTTTGGTCAGTAACAAATAAACCATACAAACATGCTCACTTCGCTACATTCCCCCCTGACCTGATTGAACCCTGTATCCTAGCAGGAAGTAAAGAGGGAGACATAGTATTAGACCCATTCATGGGTAGTGGTACGACTGCTATGGTTGCTAAACAACATAACAGACATTATATCGGTTGTGAGTTACATGATAACTATAAAGACCTGATTGAACAACGTGTGCCAGTTGAAATATCGTCACAAGACATAGATAATCCCCTTACACAAATGCTATACTAGAACCATAGCAAAGATGCAAACACTCACAAGTGCTTTGGGATACCATCTTTGTTATTCTATTACATCATTATCATGGAAACTCAAGAACCAGAATACATCACTCTTACGAATGGTCATCATATTGTTGAGACCACAAGAGAAGATCTGATAGAAGTTGAAAAACTATGTGCAGAGTATCAAATCACTCTAGACTATTATTTGTTTGAGTTTATGATATTCGAGGATGAACCACAACTATGAAAACATCAGAATTTCTTGATGAGGTTTATTTCCTCGCATGGGGAAGCAATGACCCATACACCTATGATATGTCATTTGAGAAAACCCTTGAGAGACTCAAAGATGAAATGGGTTTTGAATACGATAACCAAGAGGAGAATGACTCATGAAAACTTACACAGTTTCAGCACTATTAGAGGGATACAGGATAGAAGAGCAAGTAACTGCGGTTTCTATTCATCATGCTATCAAACTAATAGAAAACAAATACAACAATGCTCGTAACGTCTATGTACTCAACTGAATATAAAGAAATCAACCTCTTTGAAGAAATACCAGAGGATGAACATAGTCACATATCTAACAAGATATGGGAAGCATTTGATAGAGCAGGGATAAAGTTATCTCAAGATGCAGAACTATCAATCAAAGTTTATGAACCTATTACAGAAGAGGAAGTGTCACACACTCACACTCGTAGAGATTTAGACCTCTTATAATGTAATCAATCACACTATTATTATGCCATACAAATGTCCAATCAAACAAAAAGCAGCACAACATAGATCTTATCTTAGAAATATTGAAATCACTAAGAAAAGAGCATTGGAGCATAAGCACAGAGATCAAGAGTGGTTCAAAGCACTCAAGAAAAAAATGTGTGCTAATGGTTGTACTGACTGCGGTTTCAAAGGAATACCACAACAGTTTGACTTCCATCATATCGACCCTAACACTAAAATACTATGTGTAGCAGATATGTTAGGGACTTATGGACGTAAGAAAGTTTTAGCAGAGATCAATAAATGTGAAATACTATGTAAACCTTGCCACAAAAAGCACCACTAATGAAACAGTACACTATCACAGGCACAAAGACCTTTACTTATTATAAAACAGTACATGCTGATGACATTACTGAAGCACATCTACTAGCACATGAAGATGTTGAAGATGAAGAGGATGACTGGACATGTCATTTTGATGATGACTATGATGAACCAACAAAAGATAATGGTCTCATGGTAGTCACACACATTGAAGATGAGGGGGAAATCTGATGCCATATTCAGTATATTGGGGTGTTCATAATCTCAAACATAGTAAGACTTACTATTCCAGTAGCAACTATGATGATGAGAAATATATGCACCATTGTATTTTCTTAGTAACTATAGGAGATCATGTTGAATATGTTGAGACATGTGGTTTTGAACCTAAAGCATCACTCTATACTAAGATAAGCAAGTATCTCAAGTTGAGGGGTGTGGAACATGAAATTGAACTCGTTGGTTATCGTAACCCTGATGAGGTCAAAGCATGGAGAAAGGACACATGTTTCAAAAATGGATTTCTTAGTCACAAATGTCAATGGGAAGAAAATGGTATGCAAACACCGTCCTATAAGACATTACTAAAAGAGGGTAGTTATTTCAAGTATGATGACCCTAACGGTGTATGGTGGGTAACAGGAACTACAAGTAGTGGAAGAGAATCAAATCCATTATGTACACCTATTGAACTACTAAAAAGAGGGGAAATCTGATGCCAACTGAATCACAAGTTTACGCATGGACAACTCAATTAGTAACAGCACTAACTGAAAACTATGGACTTCAAGGTTATACTGGTAAAGCACCAACTTTTAGTATTACAGTAGGTAAGAAATACTATAAGGTAATAGGCGATCAGGGTGGAGTCAACGCATTTGTTGAGAAGAAAACAGGTCACGTCTATAAACCTGCATCGTGGGCAAGACCAGCACAACATGTAAGATATGACTTATCTGACACAATGTCAAGGGAGTCATGTTATCATAGAGCAAACTTTACAGGTGGATACCTTTACATAAGATGAAAACTATCACTTACACAAATGATGAACTACACGCTTTTAGTGAGCATGTAACATGGTGCATCTATGAACAAGATCAACCAGTAAATGATGACTTAGAAAGTTTCATTCACAAAACATTATATAATAATCAAGCAAAAACTGTTGCTAACGATTATAATGAATGTGTTGACACATTATTGGACAGTATGAACAATGCTTGACATTTCACATTTCACAAAAGATCAATTACTTGCTTTGATGAATACTATAGATTTTGCTATGGATAATGATGCAAGTTATGAGGAGTATACCATTATAAAAAGTGGCACAACTGATCTACAAAGTATAAGAGATATCCTGTACAATAAAATCATACAACAGGGATAAATTTATGTCATCTTTCAACTCATCATTTTCTAACTCATCAAAACAGGTTGGTTCATTTACTGACGTTATAGGTCGAGAATATACTATACTTCGTGAGCGTGTCAATGGTTACGTCCAATTCAACGTCAATGGTATGATATTTGACTCATTCCAAGAGGTTCGTGAATACAGAGAAGAACTACAGTCAAAGGGAGTTCGTGTATCGTGAAAGAGAATTTATACTTGAAACTGTTACGCAGACCGCCATTTTTCAAGATAGTAACCATTCGTGAAGAACTATCAAAAGTTAGTGTTCACAACTGGAATGAGATCAAAGATGATCTTGATAACTATTTTATTTGTAAAGTAGCAAGTGACCAAGAAAACCTTATTACTGAATGATATGAAAACTTCTGAACGAATTGCTAATGCACTTGAGAGAATTGCTAATTCTCTTGAACACCTTCACATTGAATCTATTGATCATGCTCATATTGATGAGATAGACCATAATCATGTTGAGGGCGATGTAAACACTCACAATAAAACATGGTAACGACTATGAATTTACCCATCAACACATCCAAAACAGATATTACTACTGATATGGTAGAGCAATTTGTTGAGATACAACTGGATAACGCAGATACTCAGTTCTTATATGAACTAGCAAAAGATCATTTGTTGCAAGCATATGAGAGTCTATCATATGAAGAGGTAAAAGAAAGAATAATAACATTATACGATAAAGAACTATGGTTAGAGTTGTTAGATAATGCAACTTTTACATATAATAGCAAGAATATACCAGAAAGATATTGAGTGTACCAATAATAATATTGTCACACTATCCATTGCAAGTGTCAATAGTGTTGATTATCATGTGTACATACACAGCAATTTTTCATTATCATGCAAATCACATTAGATGAGCGTTATTCACAATACTTAGAGTGGTGCGGTTGCCCTCGTCCTAAGTATACAGCACGTTTTTGTGATGACTTACTAGGGTACTTCGATACTCAACAGGAAGCAATCACAACATGTTTAGAACATAGAAGAAATTTTCTTTTTGAAATGGGATTACTATGAATTATATAATAACTCATGTTGAATATGATTTCAATGATTCACTAAGTGAGATATATTCTATCTCAAAAGATGAGCAAGATCAGATAGTTGCTGATACGTTAGGATTATGGTCAGCAACTGACGAGGACGATTTGATAGAGGAAATCACTTGTGCTAGTGGGTGGTGCATCAAATCTATTGACTATGATATACAACTCAAAGGTGTGCCAGTATAGGAACTGTCCATTTTTGGTAGTATTATCATCTCTATCCATTATTATATTACTATAGCAATCAAACATTTCTTATGAACTCAGGAACACCAGTTACACCAGACATCAACAAAGAACTATCAGACTTTATTGATTATGTTGACTCATTCTATGGTACTAATGACCCTGTTTATCCTATGAAGTCAGTAGTTGGCAATGTACCACTTGATAAGGATACTATACTTGATGCTACTCATAAGTATCTCTCAATTATCAACAAGAGGAACTCTGAGACCTTTACATGGGGTGGTGGGGATTCACTTGATAGAGAAAGGGTTAGAGATATCATATTGAGCGATTACGATTTCTTTCTTACACATCTACAACAAAAGGAGTTTTAGACATGAACCTTTCAGAAACACAAAAAATTATGATGTTCGATAAGTACATCATGCGAGGTGGAACCGATACTCTAAATGATATTCAAGAGTTGTGTCTAACTGTTATGAATATGTTAGAAATGGACATACCAACAGATAGTGACAAGTTCAATGATATCATAACTGATGTATTGAAAAAAGAGATCAGTCAAATGACATTCATGAAAAGCAAGGGGTTGTAATGAGAACATATATCTTTGAAAACTACCTAAATGACAAACATGGCAAGTTTATGCCACTTCAAACAATAATATCTGAAGAGTTCGGTAGGCACTTCTTTATTGATATTGGATTCAATTTTATCTCAGCACCGTCCTATAGTCAAGAGCATATGGACTTCCTAAAGGATGATAAGATAGGATATGATGAGAGTCAACTAGACTACGTTAGCAACTGGACTGAACTAGAGGGAGTGGACATGGTCAAGTTATTTGACATCTATCGTGACCTTACATGGCAAGAAAACAACGATAGCAATGAGAAATCTAGTGAACAGTTCGCTAGTTATATTGATGACGTTGAGAATGGTAGAATAGAATACCTATAGGACAATAATAATATTGTCACATGATGTCACTACTATTATAGTATAGGCATTATAATACTAAAAGATACAACATTTATTATGACTCAATTTTTATACACATGTGAGACACCTAACGATTTCGTAGGTGGGGATGTACATTCAAATGACCTTGAGACAATAGAAAACTATTGTTTAGACATGGGCGAAGAGCATGGTTACAGTATTGTTAGAAACAATGTAACAGGCGAAATCGTATATGAGCATGGCGATGAACTCATGCAACTTATAGAGGACGGTGTTGTATGACAATAAAATGACTGTCACATTCTTCTATTGACATTCGTGAATCATCGTCTATTATTAGTACATAACAAACATTATTTCAATGAGCAATCTAAACAATGAAATCCTACTCGAAACCATCTATGATGAGACATGGGAGGACTATCGTGTAAAAAACAACCTAACTGAAGACCAGTTACTCACAATAGAGCAAAATTCTGATACTGGTACAATACCAGAGATCGAAGAAGAAACAAACAAAAGATTTGAGGGTATGATACAATGAGTTATGTACCTACACCAGAGCAGACAGCATTTTATGATGCAATGGCACTCTATTTTGCTGACACTATCACATTTGAACAATTCACAACTATTATTGAGGAAATCCCTAATGAGAACAACTAATTGGAATCGTCACATTTTATCAAGAAAAGATAGAGTATATCTTCGTCATGAAACAAGTTATCGTGACTTCGTTTACATTTACTTTACTATGATAGAGGAAGATTTTCGTCTATTGAACAAACCAATGTGACAGTAATAATATTGTCCACTCATGCACCATAAGAGTGAACTATTCTATTATTATAGTATCATAAGCAATCAATCTATTATTATGCAATTTTCAACTGGAGACTATGTGAAGACAACCGAAGAGTTCAACAACTCTCAATGTGTTACATGTACTGGTAGAGTTATAGGAGTAGGGGATAACTATGCTATCGTAAGAAATTATGATAGTACTTGTGAAGAGTTAGACTTTATGAGTCTAGATAATTCTGATTTGCAACTTATTAGAGATCTTTGCTGATCTCTTATTTACCCTAATTAGAGGGGCGAAAGCGTGTATAATATGATACATTACTTCGTCTATGCGTGTATATGTACATGTATGTGACAGTTATATTACTGTCCACTATTGCAACATGGTTCTGATAATAACCATTATATTATATACATCAGCAATTTTTATTATGAACATCACTAAATCTCAAGTCTTATGGCAAGTTAGATATAATCTAAAGGTCGATAGAATGAAGAGAAAAAACATAGGTGCTAAACCTATGAGCAAATTAGATAAGGTTTTCTATTGGTCATCATATACTGAATCATTATACAGAGACAATATTATAACACAGTCTCAAATCGATAGATGGTCTAATCCTTATGAGTATCGTAACTATTAGGAAATTACTGCATAGTGTGACAGTCAGCAAACTGTCCACACTTGCAACATATACCTACAAACTACGATTATATTGTATACATCAGCAATTTTACTTCAATCACAATGGAATTTGATCTCAACCAACTAACCAACAAGTCTTATCTTTGGTCTACATTCTCAAAACCGTCTCAAGATACGTCTATACTAATGAGGAATAATTGTACTCAAAAAACTGGTAACACAGAAACTAGAGTCAGGCAGGATGGTAGTAGAATAGTAGATGTATTTCTACATGGCAATCTAATCTGTTCTTATGACCCTACTAACTGGGAAAATGAAAAGGTCAAACTATTCTCAGGGAACCACTATACTAAGACTACAAAAGAACGTCTCAATGCTATCCTACACTTGCATACTAACGGTCAGGTTAGAATCAAGCAAGTTAGAGGTAAATGGATAGTATCAGATAACCGCACTAATGTAGAGATCAATTTCTACGATGGTATGGTAGTATTTCAGAGTCATAGAATGATACTTGATGTTGTATCAAATGATACACAGTTAGAGTGGACAGTCGCATAATAATCCTTTATAATAAGAACATAAGCAAACAATTTTATTTTCATGACTACTTCAACAGCAACTTCACTAAGAACAATTCTACTTGATGCTATCAATTCAGATTTAGAATCTAGCACTTATGAGAATCCTATCCTTGATAATAGCACTTATACTACATGGTCAGATATGGACAAATTTCAATGGGCATTTGATCGCTACATGATAGAGGTAGGAGGTTATGAGAGTTTAGAGTATTGGTTCTCAGGTTTAGCACTTTCAGCAATTCCATTCTCATATTATGATATTGAGCAGGTAGGAGGAAATTCTGAGACGTGGTTCAAAGATTTAGCAACTGAACTTATGACAATTACAGGTTACAGCGATACAGTAAGATCATATACACGTAAGATACGTGTATAAGTATCATATTATACCAGGCGCATAGGATAGACTTCTTCGTCTATTCTATTCGTTTATTATACTATTTTCTTCGTCTATTAGTCTATTCTTCTTATTATGTTCGTTTATTCGTCTAAACTCTTGATAATACTAGCATCTTCGTTTATTGGAGTTGTTGGTTTATCTAGTGTATATTATACTATAGGATACTATCCTACAATAATATAGCATGATATAAAAAGGTATAAATAAATCTTTCTTTATTCTCTATAGATTTATTATATGTCCGCAGTAACTGTTGTCT